ACATACAGGGAATATTTTGACAGCGTCATTGACACTTTGGCGGAAACACTCGAAGCGAGGGACGATGCAAGAGCAAAATACTACGCTTCGGGTGCTAACGCTGTGGTCACTCATACTAACAAGGGCGGTAATACAAACATCGTAAAGAATCCTGCTCTTGTGGTTGTGGATGATCTAAACAAAACCGCACTTGCCTATTGGCGAGACTTGGGGCTGACTCCTGCAGGATTGAAGCGGATCAATGAGGATGCAATGAAGGGCAACCCCGAAAAGCAGACGCTTGGCACGGTGCTGAAAGACTTAGGCATATGAAAGCAAAGGATTATATAGGAACAACAAAACGATATGCAGAGGATATCGTAAACGGCAAGAAGAATGCCGGTGCAGAAATCGTCATGGCTTGTCAGCGGTTCCTTGATGATCTGAAACGTGATGATATAGAGCTGAGAGCTAAAGACCCAAACATCGTATGCTCGATCATGGAAGGTTTCTTTGTACATCAACAGGGCGAAGATATGCACGGCAATCCTTTACTCGGCAAGCCGTTCATATTAGAACCGTGGGAAATATTCTGCAATGTAAATCTTCTCGGATGGTACTACAAGGGGACAGATGAAAGACGCTTCAAAGAAGGATGGATACAGGTAGCAAGAAAGAACGGTAAAACATCTTACATCGCTGCGCTGTCCTTTGCTGTCGGCATCCTGCAGAGGCGGAGCGGTTCAAAGGTTTACATCGTAGCGAACGCACTCAAGCAGACATTAGAAGCGTTCAATTTTTTAAAATTCAACATCGAATACAAAGGCTTGAAAGATGACCCCAACATTAGGGTATTAGATAACTCTTTCAACCATTCAATAGACTATCAGTTTCGGGATGAAGAGGGCAGACCTGATGGACTTCTGAGCATCCATGCACTTGCATCAAATCCCGATTCACAGGACTCGTTCAACTGCAATTTTGCGATAGCTGACGAGGTGGCTGCGTACAAGAAAGCAGCGCAGTACAACCGATTCAAAGAAGCAATGAAAGCCTATCGAAACAAATTGATGATAGGCATAACAACAGCCGGTGACAACGCAAACTCATTCGGGTACAGGAGAATGGAGTACGGCATAAAGGTAGTCAACGGCACGATAAAAGACGATTCCCTTTTCGTTATGATTGCAAGGGCAGACCAAGACGAGAACGGAGAAGTCGATTACACAAATCCGATCCAGCACGAAAAAGCTAATCTGAGCTACGGAGTTACGGTATCGCCTGAGGACTTAATGAACGAAGCATTACAGGCACAGAACGATCCGCAACAGCGCAAGGATTTTCTGTCAAGGTCGCTCAATATATATACAACAGCAATAAAAGCATACTTCGATATAGATGAGTTCAGACGGAGCGATGCTGAGTACCATTGGACGATCGGAGAACTTGCGAAACTACCTATTCAATGGTTCGGTGGTGCTGACCTGTCGAGAACATTTGACCTGACAGCAGGAGCGTTGGTAGGCAGCTACAAAGACGTTCTGATAATCATCACACACGCATTTTTTCCTATCACTCAGGCAGCGAGGAAAGCTGATGAGGACAACATACCTTTGTTCGGATGGGCTGACGATGGGTGGCTTACAATGTGCAACTCCGAGACGGTCAATTATTCGGATGTCGTAAATTGGTTCTGCGACATGCGGAAGATGGGATTCAACATCAAGGTAGTAGGACAGGACAGGAAATTTGCGCGCGAGTTCTTCTTGGAAATGAAAGCCAAGAAATTCAAGATCGTAGACCAACCGCAGTACTACTATGTGAAGTCTCAGGGCTTCAGACACATAGAAAAGGCTGCTAAAGACAAGAAATTATATTATCTACATTCAGATGCGTATGAGTACTGCGTATCAAATGTAAAAGCAATCGAAAAGACAGATGACATGGTGCAGTACGAAAAGGTTTCACCTGAGCAGAGAATTGACCTGTTCGATGCTTCCGTATTCGGTACTGTGCAATTATTGGAAAACATGGAAAAGCGAGAAAAGGCTCGCGAATGGTGGGGTACTAAATGAGCATATTCGACTATTTCAGAACAAACAGAATAGGCAATGTCCGCACAACCACGAAGAAGAGCGATAGTGCGGTCGGGTTTCTTGTCAACGATGATGAAAGTCTAGCCTGTGCAGGGTATACCTCACTATCAGACAATCCCGAAATCATGACAGCTTGCAGAAAAATTGCTTCGCTGATTTCGTCAATGCCTATAATGCTGATGGAAAACGGCAAGAGTGGGGACACAAGGATATTCAACGAGCTGTCCCGAAAATTAGACATCGAGCCGAACAAAAACATGACTCGCAGAACATGGATGGAGTCAATCGTTATGAATATGCTCCTGTATGGCAAAGGCAATTCCGTTGCAAAGGTCTATACATCAAGGGGGTACATAACAAGCATTGAGCCTATATCTGCAAGCAGGGTTTCATTCGTGCCAAGTGCGACAGACACACGAAACTATCAGATCGTGATTGATGGCAAGTCATACGATCCTAATGACGTACTGCATTTCGTAGATAACCCCGACAAGTATTATCCTTGGCTCGGTAAAGGCACAACGGTAATACTCAAGGATGTAGCAAACAATCTGAAACAGGCATCAGCCACAAAGAAAGGTTTCATGTCGAGCAAATGGAAACCATCAATCATTGTGAAAGTCGATGCAATGACGGATGAGTTCTCAAGCCCTGAGGGCAGACAGAAACTTCTCGAAAGTTATGTGCAGTCTGCGGATGTAGGTGAGCCTTGGCTGATACCTGCGGAGCAGTTCGATGTAACGACAGTAAAACCCCTTAGCCTGTCAGACCTCGCAATTTCTGACTCCGTAACCATTGACAAAAGGACGGTAGCTTCGATTCTCGGAGTACCGCCTTTTGTTTTGGGTGTAGGGGAATATGACCAAAAGGCATGGAATAGTTTTATTTCAAATACTGTCAGGGTCATAGCACAGGAGATAGAGCAAGAGCTGACAAAGAAGCTGATACTCAACCCTAAGTGGTATGTGAAGTTCAATATTCTATCTTTGATGAATTGGGATTTACAGACCATAGCAGATGTATTTGGGAAACTGTCTGACAGGGGATTCGTAACCGGCAACGAGGTAAGAGACCGCATCGGCATGAGTCCTGCAGAGGGGCTTGATGAGTTCAGAATATTAGAAAACTATATCCCTTATGACATGAGCGCACTTCAGAAGAAACTGATTCAAGAAGGTGAGTAGATGGCAACTCTTTGTAACGATTGCGAGATGAAAGGCAAGAACAAACAGCTATGGTGCAAACATACGGGTGAGCCTTGCGCTTACCTGCGGTTCTGTGCCGTATCGGGCAAGTATTATCAGACGGACGCAGCAGCATTTTGCAAAGTGAGGTTAGAAAAATGCAAGACAGAAAAATAAGGCAGATGCGAACTACCGCATCGGAATTTAAGACGAGGGAAGACGGCGAAGAGAAACGCATTGAAGGTTACTTCGCCGTTTTTAATAGCAACTACCAAATTGCACCTGATATGAGTGAGTCAGTAGCGCAGGGTGCTTTTTCAAACACTCTCGGTGGTGACATTCGCGCACTTATCGACCATGAAACGATGTATGTATTGGGTCGCAATCAAGCTGGAACGCTTGAACTCCGTGAGGACTCACACGGACTGTGGGGAAGCATCTTGCTCAATCCGAACGACCAAGATGCCATGAACCTGTACGCAAGAGTCCAGCGTGGAGATGTGAACCAATGCAGCTTCGGTTTCGACATTCTATCTGAGGATACCGATATCCGAGAAGATGGGAGTGTACATTGGACGATAAAAGAAGTGAAGCTCTATGAGGTTTCGGTATGCACATTCCCTGCCTATGCTGAGACATCAGTACAGGCTAGAAAAGACGAATTTGAGGTTCTCAGAAAACGAGAAATCGAGAAGATGAGAGCCGAACTGAGAACAAAGCTAAAAGGAGAAAACTAATGGCACTCAGAACACTCATGCTGAAAAAAGACCTCGACAATAAGCGCAAGGCTTTCGCTGAACTCGAAAAGAGGGATGCAGAGTTCGAGGCAAGACAGAAAGAGCTTGAGACAGCAATCGAGGAAGTTGAGACAGAAGAGCAGAGAGATGCGGTCAATGAAGAGATCGAGAAGTTTGAGTCTGAAAAGGCTGAACACGATCAGGCTAAGACCGACCTCGACGCAGAAATCAGAGGACTCGAAGCTGAACTCGAAGCACTTGAACAGGAACAGGTAGCACCTGAACCAACAAAAGATGTTGCAAGAAAGGACGTAAGAACTATGGAAACAAGGAAGTTTTTTAACATGAACTCACAGGAACGTGATGCTTTCTTTGCAAGGGAAGACGTTAACAGCTTCCTTGGAGAAATCAGAACCTGCATCAAAGAAAAGAGAGCACTTACAAATGTAGGACTCACAATTCCTGAGGTAATGCTCGGACTCATCAGAGAGAACATCATGGAGTATTCAAAGCTCTATAAGCACGTATATGTCAGAAGCATCAGCGGTGACGGAAGAATGGTAGTCATGGGAGCTATCCCTGAAGCCGTATGGACAGACTGCTGTGCAAATCTCAATGAACTGTCACTCAGCTTCTACGATGCAGAGGTTAATTGTTGGAAGGTCGGTGGTTACTTCGCAGTATGCAATGCTAACCTTGAGGACTCCGACATTGCACTTGCATCTGAAATCCTGACAGCTATCGGACAGGCAATCGGGCTTGCACTCGACAAGGCTATCCTGTACGGCACAGGAACAAGAATGCCACTCGGTGTTATGACAAGACTTGTACAGACTCAGGCACCAGCAGACTATCCTGCAACATCAAGACCTTGGGCTGACCTGCATACATCCAACATCAAGACTATTGCTTCTACAGTAACAGGCATCGACCTGTTCAGAACTATCGTTCTTGATGCAGGAGCAGCTAAGAGCAAATATTCAAGAGGCACAAAGGTATGGGTCATGAACGAAGAGACCTACACCGCAGTTGTCGCTGCTGGCATGAGCATTGACGCTAACGGCGCGATCGTTGCAGGAGTTAACGGAGTGATGCCTGTTGTTGGTGGTGTTATCGAAGTCCTGAATTTCGTTCCTAACAATGTAATCATCGGCGGTTACTTCGACAATTATCTGCTTGCAGAGAGAGCAGGAACAAGATTTGCTACATCAGAGCATGTTCGTTTCCTGCAGGATCAGACAGTATTCAAGGGTACTGCAAGATATGACGGACTTCCTGTAATCGCAGAGGCGTTCGTTGCAATCGGCATCAATGGAACTACACCGAACGCAACAATGTCATTCGCTGCTGATACTGCAAATACAAATCAGGGGGAATAATCGCCGAGGAGAACGGAGCTGACACTCTCGACCTCTCAAATCTGACTAAGGCTCAACTGTTACAGGTTGCAGATGAGAACGGGGTCGAGGGTGTATCTTCTCGAATGACTAAAGCTCAGATAATCGAAGCCATAGGAGGTTAAGGCATGAACGAGAATACAATGCTTGAAATGCTGAAAGTCGACCTCGGCATATCTACAACTGCGTACGACAACAGACTGAGACAGTATCT